CGGATGTGCACAGGTTCAGACCGTGTGCGTAATGATACGCCGTAGCCCATTCACAAACATCGCAGTCAGGTTTTCTTGGCTCATTTAGTATGCTCACTTGTTCTCTCCCTTGATAAGAGCGATTAAGTCATAGCAACTGCTTTCATCACAAATCGCAAAGTGTTTTTCTTCACAATGGGTTTCTAGCAGTTCGATAATGCGTCCACGCTCCCTGGCGGCTCCAACCTTCACGGCAGTGTTCCAGATGTCGTTGTGTAGTTTTTCGTCTTCAGTCACTCGGTTTCTCCCTCGGGATACGTATAGGCGACTGTCCTAACCTCTCCAGTGATTAGCCTTTTAGCAAAGGTAATGACTTTAGTGGCATCCCACTCTATGTCGTCTGCGTCGATGGGTAGAGCCCACATTAGCGCCTGGTCTAGCAGGTTAAGGATGCGTTCACGCTCCGTAAACTTACCACGCTCTATGCCTTGAGCGAAGTCACTAGTGGCGTATACCTGGTTTAGGGGTGGCTGGTCTGCATAAGACAGGCTTTCAGGCTGGTCTGTCATTATTTTTCTCCTTTGATTAGGGCGATAGTGTGCTTGCAGTTCATGATGCCTGCACTACGCCATGCTGGACCCCTACCTTCAGCCATTGCTTCTAGGCGTTTGATTTCGGATTCTAGTAGTTCGATGATGCGGGTTGTTTCGTGCTTTACGCCTTGTTCGTAGGCGTGCATGGAGGTTTTGTGGATTAGTTCCTGTAGGTCAGACATCTAGTTCCTCGATTAGTTTTAGTACGTGTTCGGTTCGTGCCCAAATGGTGGATGGGTATGCTCGACGTAATGCTTCTAGGATGTGTTCTAACGTTTTCTGTTTGCCGTCAGCGTACCCTTGCTTATAGTCTTCAGATTTCATCTACTGGTCCTATCAGTTTGATAATGTCAGTTTTGTAGCAGATGTCGTCGAAATCGTCTACATTTAGGGTTTTTAGGGCTTCTAGGATGCGTTTGCGCTCATCTTGGATGCCTTCAGCGTAGGTTTTGTGGGTAAACCCTAATAGTGATGCAGGGTTGTAGCGCCTAAACAGGGATTCAAAATCATTCATGGTTAGAGTCTATTACGTGTTTGCTGTGATTCAATAGCCGCAAGATAACGATTTGGTAACGGCACTTCTTATCTCGCCCCCACGCCCCCCTATGGGGGCGGGGGCAAGGTGTGGTTGGGGCACGATTATTTTGACTAAAAGTTAGCCTTTAAACGCCTCAACTTCCTGGCACACTAGTTGTATACCTTCTAGTAGGAGAATCCTAATGGCTTCAGACCCTAACTTTAATCTTCGTACTCACGAACGCTTGTTTACTGGTAGTAAGCGTATGGATGACCCGAACCTTAAGGCTGCGGCTTGGGCGGCTGTACCTAAGTGTTCTAACTGTGGTGCTGCAGTCATGTTTGATGGCGGTAAACCTAAGCATTATGACGCTCGTTGGGATAAGGATTTGGAGGGTATGAACATTGCTGACCGTAAAGACATTCAACTTTCTGGTCCAAACCAGGACGCAGACCACCCTGCAGTCGCAGAAGTACCCCGTAGCGGGGCTCCAGAGGTCCCTAGAAGCCCTGTAGCGGGTCCTGCCACAGGTTCACGCCCTGACGCTTCTACAGCGTCTCAGAGAGCCGCTGAGACTCGTGCACGTAATCGTACAGCATTTAACCAACACTTGAACGAACGTCTAGGACGCCAATGGAACGCCGAAGACTACGACGAGAACGGCATCCTAAAGCCAGGAACAGCACGCAACTGGTCAAAAGACTAACAAGTTGGGGCGTTTAAAGTTTAACTTTTAACAAGCAAAGGACAGATTATGGACAAGTATCAAGTACGCCGTCTAGGTGTAGGAGCATTAGCCCACGGTGTAGCCGCAGGACTAGGAGCCCTCGTAAGCCCAGAAATGGCTATCGGAGCCACAGGCATGGCACACCTAGGCAGCCAACTCGCCTACGACACACTAAAACAAAAGTTCCCTACACCAACCCAACGCCGCCGTAATGCACATCTAGTCGATGGTGCAGAAAAAGCCCGTCGCTAGGGGAAAAAACTTTTGGGCGCTAACTTTGCCGAGTTTGCTACAGGCAGTGAACCACACTTAACTTCTTGGGAGAGGAAGAACCTCAACCTACCCGAAAGTGGTACTGCCCTAGACTCTGCGAAAAGAATAATCGGGTTTAACAAAGTCCCCGACTTCTCTTCCGAAGAGTACAACAAGATTGATAAAGACTATGAAGAAGAGCGTAAAAAACTTGCGCCCATCAAGGAAGGCATCCTCAGCCAGACAACTCCTGACGCTGGGGACAATGGCGACCATATTAGGGTTTATCGTGGGTTCGATGTTCATCCTGACCACATCAACTATCAGCAGTTAGGGCAGCACTGGGCGCTACACCCAGTAGTGGCTGACTATTTTGCTGCTGGAGGGAATAGTGTCGAGGCTGACCCTAGTAGTGGCACCATTATCGAGGGTTTAGTACATAAAAAGCACGTGTTTACGGCTGAACACCCTGGGTTTAAAGAGTTTAGGGCGTATAACAACATCGATAACAATCCAGGTGAGCGTGAGGTGCCGTTGTTGCCAGGAGCACCAATCACTATCAAAAATGTGTTCCATATGACTCATACTCCAGATTCTGCGGATTCTGAGCACTACATGAACAATGAGAACTGGGGCAAAGCCACTAAGGTGGAACCTCCTACAGGATTAGGGCGTGCATAATGGGCGCAAGCAACGCAGAGTTCCAACAACCACTAAAGGTTTATCGTGGATTGGCGTACACTGACGAGCCAAACACCGAGAAACTTGGTATGCACTGGACAACTAACCCAAATGTTGCTCACGACTTTGCTTCAGACGAGCCTTATTGGAAAGATACCGAAGACGATGAGCCAGCCCCTAAAGGCATTGTTTTAGAGGCAGAAGTACGACCAGAGCATGAGATACAGCCAGGAACTCCAGAGCATGACGATGTTATGGACTCGGATGCTGTCATTGGACCTAGCCATTATGAACGAGAACGCACCATCCGACCAGGCGCACCTATACGGGTAACTAGACACCACTACATTAAAGATGGCAAGATTGTACGTTCTGAGGATGTTAACTATGAGGGTCGTGCATAATGGGCGCTAATAATGCAGACTTCCGAAATCAGATTCTTTTCCATGGCACAGGCGCAGCCCTAAAACCTGGCGACGTAATCCTTCCAGCAACTGCTTTAGGCAAACCCAAATACTACGACAACGATAAAGCGTGGGCTACTCCTGATGCTGATTATGCTGCCGAAATCGGTGACATTAGAGCCAACAGGACACGAGCAGTAGACGCTCCACCTAATCCGTCGTATGTGTACGAAGTATCTCCAATAGAAGGAGATGAGTCAGTGGTTACCGAAGGTAAAAAGGTTTCTTCTAAAAAAGGTTTTCATGTTGTAAGGCAGGTCAAGTAATGACTAGAAGTAATGCAGACTTCCACGGCGGTCACATAGATTTCGATACTTGGCATGGTAAAGCCTTCAAAATCGTTACCACCCCTTCAGGTCACGCTACAGACGACAAGGGCAATGTTTTGCCTGATGACCCGAATCGTTGGTCTATTGTCACCCCTGAGAATGACAACGAAAAAGATAGTTACGCTTGGCGTTGGAAAACTGCCCCTAAGAAGCACATCAATCAAGCCCGTAAAATGTGGGGCGAGATTCAGGCTGACCCAAATGCTAAATACAAGATGGACCAAATCCGTAGGAGCATGAAATGACTAGAAGTAATGCAGACTTCCGTGGGATACCTGAACACAACAGCATAACCATGATGACTCCTGCCGAAATACTCGACGTAGCAGACTATGAAGGCAGCGAATACGACCTAGACAGAGAAAACAAGCACTCTGGTCTTAGAGAGTCTCTCGCTAAAGGCTACGACCCTAACCATGTAGACACTCGCTTCCGTAAGCCAGAAGTTACTCCCATAACTATTGAATACCCAAAAAATGGGGGTCGCCCCACTATTTCGGATGGTAACCATCGTGTACGTCTGCTTACACAGACTCGCCCTGGAGTTCCTGTCCCTGTACGCCATTGGAGGATGCAGTAATGACTAGTCCAGAAAACTTTGGTCCACAGTTTAAAGACCATATCGCTGTTTGGCGTGGACTTGATTTAACCCATCCAGACGAGTTGCACCCCAAGGAACTGGGTATTCACTGGAGCACAGACCAGAGGATTGCCGAACGTTTTGCTGCAGATGAAGACTATGCCAATGAGCAGGGAGTAGAGCCGAGTGGAGTGCTCCTACACGGCTATGTTCACAAGGACAACGTAGTCAAACCTTACACTGATGAGTGGGATGAACTTGCTGGTCGTCACGACATTCTCCCCCCAGAAGAATCACATGAAGAAGAAGCAACTGTTCGTGCGGGTTCACCTGTTCATGTCTACAAAGTAGAGCACGTGACTCCAGATGGTTGGAGACCTACAGATAAACGCTTCGAGGGAACAGCCTAGTGGGCGCTAATACCGCAGATTTTCATGCTGATGACCCTCAAGTCAATCTTGGCGAGTTAACGTTCAGCCATGATGAAAGCCCCGCAGGATGGGTAAAAGGAGTTAGCGTAGTACGAGCAACCCACCCTATTCACGGACAGGTGGGCTCCATGGTTCTTGATGAACCCTGGCATGGTGATAACTCAGCACGTAGAGATGGTATGCAGTTCCCTAAAGGCGCTAGACCCATTCGTTGGATTCAGACTAAGTATCATCTTCAAGGAATAGGTAATGCCATGTTTCAGTGGGCTAAGCAGCAGGGATTGAACCCCGTCCATTCTGGAAGGTACACGCCTGAGGGCAAAGAGTTTGCGGCAAGGGTCAAATAATGCCAGCCAATCACGCAGACTTCCATGGGATTACCTACAAGTACTACAACACGCACCCCACATCCCACGAAATAGAAGCAGTACACCCTAAAACTGGGGAATCCATCTCATATCTGCGCTGGAATAGAAACAGCGGCAATATTGAAGACATTTCAGTAGATAAAGAACATCGCCGCAAAGGTGTAGCCACAGGCATGTATAGGCACGCTATTGCGTTAGCAAACAGTACAGGTATCGTCGCCCCAGTGCATAGTGCAGTTAAAACTGCTGAGGGTGCAGCCTGGGCAAACTCTGTTGAAAAATAATGTTGAAAAACATTTGACATGTTTTAAAAAGTGTGTTTGTATGTACTTGTACTCGGAGACGCACTGAGATACAAGAAACAAAATACAACTAAATAAAAATCTTTGCGATTTTCTTTTCAGAAACTAACAGGCAAAGAACCAAGGGCAGAGTTATCCCACAAGATAATCCTATTCATATGCGCTATGTCTTCTACTTTGGTTCTTTGTCTGTTATTCTTTTATCTATGACTAGAAGTAATGCAGAGTTCAATGGTGGTGCAGGAAAGTTTGACCACCCATTGTACGAGGGCGGTGACCAACCTATGTACCGTTGGATGCACCAAGGGGAATACGATGAAGCCCAGTCTGCTGGATTTTTTAAACCTAGGCGAAATGCATCCCCAACTTCCCAAGATGTTTACTCAGAACCAACTCACGTTCTTGTAAAGTTTGCTGCTCAACCTAAAGGTGTTTGGCGTAAAAAAAGTTTAGAAGGACGTGAATCAGCGTTTTATGTAAACCCTGAACCAATCTCTTTTGAACATGGGGAAATAGTTGACAAAGGCAGAAAATAATCTGCTATAATCTTCTTAGACGTGCCAATCGGGCGTCATAAATAAATACTGTGCTACGGGCAGTAAAAGAGAACCGCAAGACCGCTGGGCAGGTATGTACCCTGGCACGGGATTCTCTACCTAAAGCACAGTTGTCGTCTAAGGAGACAACAATGGAACTATACGAACAGTTCGACAAAGACCGTACAAATCAGTACAAAGAACGTGCAAAGCAGCACATTAGCCCTCACGAGCCCTGGGGACAAAAGACTCCCCCAACTCCCGCCAAGGTCATTACTATCGCTGACCTTTTCCCTCGCCTAGACCGCCTTTCTATTGGCTGGTCCCCTCTTCTTGAGCAGTTGCGAGCAGTCACCAACAACAAGCCCTCCTATCCTCCATACGACATTGTGGCATTGGAAGATGGGGACGTTAACCTGCTGAACGTAGCGGTTGCTGGCTTTACCAAAGAAGAACTCACTATTTCGCTGCAGGACTCTATCATCACCATTGAGGGTCGCCAGGAAGACAAGCAGCGTGGCAACGTACTCTATCAGGGCATTGCTACCCGTGATTTCAAGTTGGAGTTGGCTGTCGCTGACTATTGGCACATCACCAACGCCGTATTGGAAAACGGTATGCTCACCATCCAGTTCAACAAGGAACTTCCTGAAGAAAAGAAGCCGAAGATTATCGACATCAACTAAAGTTGTGTTAGAGTAATCTACTGACCAAATCGGTGCCATGATAGCAAAATCTCATGGGGGGTTTGGACTAAGAGTGAGAGTCTCTAGGGGCACGGTGAGGTATGTACAGCCAATCCGTGCCTCGTGCATTGCCCTGATAGTTTATTGGTAAAACTTCTGTTTTGTAATCAGATGAGGCGGGTTCGATTCCTGCTCGGGGCTCTACTCACACAATAAGGAGCATCATGAGTAAAAAGAAGCAGAAAGACGCTATTCACGCAGCCAATAACTGGCAGAAAGCCCAACTGAAGGCTGCCGCTCTGGTTCAAGAGATTGATAACGCTGAGGCTACTATTGAGGCGTTTCGTAATGAACTGAGTGATGACGTCTATGCTGAGGTTCAGCAGAAGATGTCTGCTCGACGTGATGAGGTGTCTGAGTTCTTGTTGAAGGCTCGTGACTATTACGTGTCGGAAATCAATCGTATTGGTGAAGTGTATTTCACTGAGATTGACAAGGTGATTCTTGAGAAGTTGGAGGAGTAATGGCGCTCTACGACTACAAGTGTCCTAAGTGTGAAGAGATAGTGAGTATCTCTCATCCAATCAGTGAAACTCCCACGATTCTGTGCCCTAAGTGCCAGTCTGAGTGTAGGAAGTCGTTTTCGGCTCCTGCAGTTCAGTTTCGGGGGAACGGTTGGGGTCACCAATAAAGCAGAAGGCTTGAGCAGACAATGTTCAAGCCTTTTGTCATACTTGGTGTATGTCTAAGAACAACGACTTCGAGTTGCAGAAGCCCCTACATAAGCGGGCTGAGACTGTCGTATTTGACTTGGATGGCACGATTGCTGACAACATGAAGTATGAGAAGCATCACAAGCACCGCAATGAAGACTTTGCTAAAGAGGCTTTGAATGTAGGCGTCAATGAGGACATCCTACAGAAGATGCAGGATGCTAAGGATGATGGCAAGAATGTGGTCATTCTGACTGCTCGTTCAGCACATTACCGCCCTGAGACCAAGATTTGGTTGCAGAAGAACAATGTTCCTTATGATGCGCTAGTTATGCGCCCTACCGATAACACGGATAAGGATAAGAAGGTGAAGCGTAATCTCCTTGAGGAAGATGTGCTCCCTAAGTTTGACGTAGATAAAGCCTACGACGATAAGAAGAAGAATCGTAAGATGTTCGAGAAGTTGGGCATTGACGCCAAGGGAGTTAAGTAATGTGTCTAGATTGCTGCAGTAAGCAGATTCAGGGCGCAGGCTCTATGAATGAGGGCTCTGAGACTGACCCACGTCAGTGGACTGACAATAACGCCGCATACAGCCGTTCGGGCTCTGCCGCAGAAGATAGCAAGTTTGATGGCTCGAGTTCTTCGGACATGAAGTTTGAAGGCTCTAAGAGCGACAGCGGAAACAACCCTGATATTGGTCAGACAGGTTGGGGCTCCTAATGAGTCAACCATTATCGTCAGAACAGTTCCCACAGCCCGAAACAGGCATGTTTGGTGGTCCTAGAGGACGTATCCGTCCTAGAGGCTCCTACAGCGTTATGGGCGTTGGAGACCCTATCTACGGGTATGCAGGCTATGGCTATTACTGGAACGCTTATCCTGGCATGGTTGCAGGGCAGACAGACTTTGGCGGTGTGAGCACCCAGACTGGTGTGCCGATTGGTACTCCGAGCGAAGAAAGCACGGAGAAAGTCGGTGGCGGTCCATCGGGCGCTGATACGGACGATGCAGCACCTACTTCGGGCATGTCCCAGGGTGGAACTGCTGCTTCTTAGACCAGCCGCTCGTGCAGCGGTTCGGACACCCGACAAGGTAATGGGGTGGTGTCCTTAGTGGGCACCACCCTCCTTAAATAAGGAGATGCTGTTGAGACCATTCCATATGCGTAAAAGTGAACACTTGCACTTGCGGAGACCAAGAAACCTCCTTAAGAGCCAAAGGAAGATGAGTGTCACACGTTATGGAACTCAAAGCAGAGCGAAATCGGCTATCCTAGATACACCTTAAGAACTTCGACGCCTAATACCTGCCACAACCTGGACTTAATCCCTCTGATTAGGTGTCCTCATGAAACTCTTTAAAAACGTACTTCTTCGCATCTTTGCGACCTTCGTAGCCTCCGTGCTCGGCACTATTGGTGCTGGTGCGCTCGTTGGCGTTAACCCATACATTTCTGCCTGTGTTGGTGGTCTGTTGGCTGTTGCCAAGGTCATCGAACTTTTGGCTATCGCTTTCCTTGAAGACGGCAAGTTGACTGAAGATGAAATCAACGCCGCCTTCCGCCAAACCCTAGCCATCAAGGGTGTCGATTCTGATGGTAAATCTACTGATAAGAAAGATAAGTAATGAATAAACTGCGTAAATACGCAGCACTATTCGGAACCCTCACTCTACTTACCACTCCGCTACTTATTTCCTCTCCAGCATTTGCTCAAAGCACTTCTGACTACAACAAGCAGGTGGCTGCCCAGCAGGCACTAATCAGCGATTTGCAGACTAAGTTGGCTGCCGCTCAGCAGCAGTTGACTGATTTGCAGAACAACTCTAACGGTCAGGCAGACCTTATTAACGCTGCCCAGACTGCTGCTACCCAGGCTAAGGACGCTCTGGACACTGCAGCCGCTGATGACGTTACTAAGCAGGCTAACTACGACGCTGCCTACGCTGATGAGCAGGCTGCAGAGCAGGCTGTCAATGACGCTATTACTGCTGTAGGCGTAGCCTCTGATGCCGTAGACAGCGCCTATGCTGATTACCAGGCAAAGCAGGATGCCAGTGCTACTGCTGGTGTGCAAATGAACCTGGCTCAGACTGCATACGACAACAGTTCGGTAACTGTGGGTGGACCTTCTACCCCAGGTCTAACTGTAGATGTCTACACGGGCATCAATAGAAACGGTAATCCACCTCAGAAGTCTGATAACGCCTATACCAAGTGTAAGACGACTACTGTTACTAATATCCAGGCTAACTGGGGTGGCGGCGACATTATGGGCTGTGGCTCTGACTATGTAATGTTGCACTACCACGGCTACATTACATATCCAACCACCACCAAGGTCTACTTCATGAACCAAGCCGATGACGGCTTCTACATGACCATTGCTGGTCAGCCAATCGTAAACGACTGGTCGCTCAAGGGCTGTGGCGCTAACTCGGCAGGTCTGTTCTCATTCACTGGCGGTCAGTCCTACGCCGTTGACGCTTGGTTCTACGAGTGGACTGGCGGTGCTTGTTCTACTTTGTACTACCAGCCGTTGAACTCTGGTCAGTGGACTGTTGCTCCTGCATCGTTCTTTACTCAGCAAGTCGTAGCAGTGACCACTAAGGACCCCGCACTCAAGGTTGTCTTGGACGCCAAGACTGCCACCTACAACGCCGCAGTAGCCGCTGAAGAGACTGCCTTGCAGACCTACATCGACGCAGGCAATGCCTACGACCAAGCAACGCTTACGTATAACCAAGCACTAGATACGTTAAGTGCTAAACAGGCAACGCTATCATCACAGACCGACATTTTGTCTGTGGCAGATGCCACTTGGCAAACAGCAAGTGATGATAAGGCTATCAAGGATGCCGCCCTGCTTACTTTGCAGACGCAGTACAAGGCGACATTTGACGCTATCAATAATCAGGCAGGAGTTGTAAGTGGTATCGAGACTCAGTTGGTTCAGGCTAAAGCAGCATTGGCGGCGATTCCAAAGCCAACGTCTCCTGCAAAAGTCAGTAAGAAACCGACAGCAAAGCCAGCACCTCCCGCCAAGGTAGCGCCTAAGCCTAAGTTCACTCCAGTCCCAAAATAATAACCCAACCTGATTTAAAGCAGGATACCCCCGCTATCTTTGCTATACCAGGATTGGGACCAGCGTTCAAGGGGCTAGCAGATGCGTTCAACGCTCTGGGAAACATTGGTGCAGACCTACCTAAAGCAGTTCGTAAGCGTGCTCAAAAGGTAGTCATCTCTGCCATTATCGTGACCCAAGTTGCGACGCAGGCTGCTGGCATGGCTGCCGCTTCGGCTGCTAGAAGTGCTGGTGGAGGTTCTGGTTCTGGCTCATCTACAAGAAGGAAAGAGAAATGAAGTTCCTAAATGACCTACTAAACCAGGTATGGACTTTGCTAGGTATGTTCGTGGCATGGATTGTGCTCGAAGGCTCAGCAAAGACTGTAGTTGGCTGGTGCATCATAGGTTCGCTTGCGCTGTGGGTAATCACGTTTCCACTGCGGAATCGTGACGAATAGTCGACAATAGAAATACACTCACCCGAAAGGAACATTACATGGCTTGGACTCGCCCTCTCAAGGGTCACTTCAACTATGGTCCTAAGTTCGGTGTAGTTGACTCGTGGCACCCAAATGGTCACCGAGGCACCGACTACAACGGCTTTGGAGCAGGTCACCCATATTTCGCAGTTAACGATGGCGTAATCGTTGTTAACCAGTTCTCAGGAATCCTGGGAAATGTCGTTGTCCTCCAGGTTGGTACCCGTTTCTTCGGTTACTGCCACATGGACAAGCCAAGCCCGCTAAAGGTTGGCACTCACGTCAAGTCTGGCGACCAGATTGGTACCGCAGGTACAACTGGTAGCGCCTCGTCGGGCGTTCACCTACACCTCACCCTTGCATCAAACAAGGATGGCGTATTTGGCGGTAAGGTCTACGATGCAGAGGCTTTCCTAGTGAAGGTGCTCGCTGACCAGAAGGCAGCCGCTGACAAAGCCCTTGCAAAGCGCAAGGCAGATATCGCCGCAGCCAAGGCTCGTAAAGCCGCTGCAGGAGGAGCACAGTAATGCAGAAACTAAAGAACATGCTTAAGCGTTCCGTTGGTGTTATCCTATTCGCCTTTATCCCAGGTATGGCTGCTGGTGCACCGACTGTGGGCTGGCTCATGGGTGGCATCACTGGTGTGCTAACCGTCTTCTCGTCAATCCTCATCTACTTCGGTGTGCAGTTGGCATGGGACGCAGACATTTCGGACGCTGACATCGAAAAAGGCTTTCGTGCTGCCGTTGCCAAGCAGGCAGCAGACAACAAGGACGTCGCAGAGGCAGTAAAGGTCGCTGGTACTCCAGAGGACGCATTTGCTGACTTTGACTTCGGTGACCTTGGTGACCTGTTCGATGGTTCGGAGCACCCAGGCGGTGAGCCAGAGATTCACCCTGATGACCTCGCTGCTCACGATGCAGAACTTGCTGCTGAAGAAGCAGAACTTGCCGAACCAGCCGCAGAGGTAACTCCAACTCCTGCTGCTCCAGTTGCTCCTGTAACTTACTACACGGACCCAACTAAACTCCCATAATGATTGACAGAAAGCCCTTGGCTCCTAACAACCGCACACCTAAAGGTTTGATGCGGGAGTTGGCGTCAGGGGCTTTCAACGTCACTGCAACAAAATCCAATAACAGAACCTCCATCTTTCACTGGGCTAGAGCAGGACGTCAGAACTCCGAAGGCTTTGGTGGCGGAAGAGTAGTAGGGAAATAACATGGCACAAGAAAACATCCTTTATTGGGCTGCTGCCGTTATTGCTCTAGGAGGCGCTTCAGGCGTGATTTGGAGACTGTTCCGCCCTGTGGTACAGAAGACTCGCACTGCCATGCACGCTGTAGACCAGTTCCTAAGGGACTGGGCAGGTGAAGAAGAAGCCCCAGGTCGTGACCGTGTTCCAGGTGTTATGGAGCGGTTAAATCGTATTGATGGAGAACTCCAGCACAACAGTGGCTCTTCGATGAAAGATTCTCTAAAACGGATTGAGCAGACACTGAAAAAGATTAATGAGAGACTTGATGAAGGCAATAAACGTTTTGAAGAAATCGAATCGAGGCTAAAATGACTTTCCAACCTACTGGTGGTGGTGGTCTCGCTGGCTTGACTGTTGGTGCGGGTCGCAAACTTGGTGGCATGGTCAGCAAGCACGTTGACGGCGCTAACATGGTTCACGCTATTGCAATCCAGGGATTGTTCAACGCTCACGCACAGCAGCAGGAGCACGAACATCACTTAGCCTCTATTCGTGAGGCAGCAAAGATGTCTCCTAAGGGTGGCTTCACTGTTCGTACAGGAACCCACAGCATGACTGTGGGCAAGATTAAGGGCGGCAAGGGTGGCGGTCACGATGAGGGCGGCAACCGCACTCCTCCCCCAGAAGACCACGTAGAGGCTGCACATGAGGCGGCTGAGAGCACTCCTGCTAAACCTACTCTTCCAGCGTTGGGTGGAACCACTTCGGCTCCTGCCCCAGATTTGAAGGCTCAGATTGCGGAAGGTGCAGCACGAGGTCGTTCTGCGGCTGCTGCAACTAAGCAGGCATCTGACCTTAACGATTCGCTTATTAAGTCCCGAGGAAAGGGTAAGTAATGACTTGCGCCAACTGTTCCCGTGATGCTCTTTACACTTACGCAGTATCCGAGAGTTATCTACTCCACTACTGCCAGTATCACCTTCCACGTTTCTTGACTTCGCAGAAGAACGCAGGTCTACTTGCCCTTCAGGTTCCAGCACCAGTTGTTGAGGAGCCTGTAGCAGTAGAGGCTGAAGTTGTAAAGCCAAGCAAATCGAAGAAGTCAACGCCTGCGGTTGAGGAGCCTGCAGTCGAAGAAACCCCAACTGAGGACGCTCCTACGGAGGAGTAATGCCTCTAATCCGCAAGTTTGCTGTGCAGGGACACGCTGTCCCTCATGGCTACCAACCAGCAAGGGGTCCTTTTCCGCCCGAGTTGTACATTACTCCTCGAGCAGAGCAGGACGTTGAGCACGGCGATTCATTGCATGAAGCACTGGATGATGTTCGTTTTTTTCGTTGCAAGGATTGCGGCGAGATTCTTAGCGAGTATCAACTTCCAGAGCATGAGTGCAATGAAGAGCAATAGGTTTCCCCTGTGCACGGGGAAGTAACAAAAACACCTCTCTAGAGAAAGATAAATCATGGCAACAAACCAGAACGGACACCTGCTGGATTCAGCGGGCAACGTAGCAGTTGACTTCGTATGGGGTAACTTCCCACTGCAGCCTAACGACGTTCGTCGTGACAATGGTGGAAGCAACCTTGACTACACCCTAGACAACCACGCAATCGCTGAGAGCGGTTACAACGGTTACCCACAGTACACTCCAAACGACGATGGTGCTTACACCAGCGGCACTGCTTATGTAGTAGTTCCTAACGTCCTTGGTCAGTTGACTGTAGATGCTGTTGACACTCTGACCGACTCGGAGTTCACCATCACCACCGCTAGTGCTGCAACCAACACTGCTAAGACTGTAACTGCTGTTACTCGTGCATCGGGCGGTCTCGCTGTCCTCACTGCTTCGGGTGCAGGTGCAGCCTACGCTATCGGTACCAAGGTAGTCGTTACCAACGTTGACGCTACTGTTAACGGTACTTACACCGTGGTTGACAACGCAACCAACACCTTCACTATCGCAACCCCAACCACCACTTCGCTTTCGCTGACTGGTCTATCGGGTAGCGTTAAGGGTCTCGTTGGCACTATCAAGACCCAGAGCATTGCTGCTAACGCTGGCAACATCTCGGTCGGTGCTGCAATCACCATCACCCCATGGGCTGCCTAATCATTTAGCCCTTTAATAGACCGTGCTACCTATAAACTGGTAGCACGGTCTATTTGTCTAAGGAGAGTTATGGCTAATCCGGGAGTTCCTCCAGGTGGTGCTAGATACCCTAGCAAAGCCGAGATTAATAACCAACTTGGCAACATCTTGGGCGGTCCAGACCAGAACACTGACCTTTCGTCTCTTCAACCTGGTGACCGTAGACTAAGTTATTGGAAGTCTGCTGGGCGTATCTTCAACGACCAGGTGGTTGACAACACTACTGGTCAGTATCTCAACCAAACAGACCAGATACTTAACTATAGAAACGCTGGTAAGTTCTATAACCCAGACCAGTATGAGTATGGTACTGCCACTCAAGAAGACATTGATAATGCCGTAAATGGTGCAAAGCCAGGGTTTATTCAGTGGGATGTCCCTACATCTTCGACAAACTATGCTCGTCCACGTACAGTAGCCGCTGGCTATACGCCAGACCCTAAGGACCCTAATAACGGAACTATGACTGTAGTGTTCCGTGATGGTACCTTCTACAACTATTACCAGGTGTCCCAAAGCGAATGGAGTGCGTTTTACGCATCCTACTCAAAGGGCTCTCCTTGGCTAAACAAGGGGTTCCCTAGTGGTAAGCAGCAGACAGATGGTCTGTTTATCAATAAGCCTCGTGGTATTGCCACTGACATGGACACCATGGACCCTGCTATCCGTCAGGCTCTGTACCGTGTTGCTGTGACTCAGCAGATGAAGCAGAAGCCGAAGAAGGGTAGAACTTCCCAGACCTTGTTCTCTTCTGGAGGAGAGTACGGTCTCAAGGGTACAAAGGGTGCAGAGAAACTCTCTGTGCCTAATAGAGTGGGCAGAGGACCCGCAGCAATGCGTGGAGGCAAGAACCCCGCTACAGCGAATAGGCAAAAGAAAGCAAGTTAAACAATGCCCAAGGTGCATAACATCGGTAAAAATAGGTTCACACAATATATTGACTTCCCAGTAAAATGGGGGTTGAAGGTTGCTGTTCGTGGTTGGTCTCAAGAGATTGAGTTTCCTTTTAGAACCGCAACCCCACTTATAGTAAGACTGCCTTTCCATAAGGCGTTAGTCTTTGGTAAGTGGACTGGCGTACAGCCAGATGAAGAATCGGCGCTCAATAACGCTATACAAGGACGGGTACTAAAAGATGAAGATTTTGAAGAGGGCTGGACAGCCCCAGCCTACAAAACTGCAGAAGCGGATTTCTGGGATTGGGACGCCTGAACTAGTTATCTGGGCAGAGAACTCGCTTTCCACGATTGGTAGGAACATCGTTCATCACCAGCGTGATGGCATTGCTGCGCTTAAAGAAGCACAACTTGGAGCCGAAGTACTTCTGGCTATTACTGAAGAACTAATCAAGAGGTCAAACGATGCCTAGTTTTGAAGACAAGTTTGAAGAAATCACACCAGAGTTCTTTCAAGAGGACCATGAGTTCGAGGGTAACGCTGTCGAGGATGACATTCCCGATGAGTTAACTCAAGCCTTCGTGGATAGAATCGTGGACAAGATGATGCAGTTCATGGTTGTCCTTGTTGGGCATGACCTTCACCCATATCAGAAGCCTTTGGCTCGTCGTGTTATGGAGTCTGTAATCATTGGTGATGGAGCCGAGATTACTGCACTTGCTGCACGTCAGTCAGGTAAGTCAGAGACTATTGCTGACACAGTAGCCACGCTCATGGTGTTGCTGCCGTTGCTGGCAAAGATTTACCCAGACCTATTGGGCAAGTATAAAGATGGTCTGTGGGTTGGCTTGTTTGCTCCTACAGAGTCGCAGGCTGAAACGTTATTTGGTCGAACTGTGAACCGTCTCACCTCCGAGACTGCTCAGGAAGTTCTGGGTGACCCTGAGATTGATGACGAGGCTAAACGTATTGGTGGTGTGACCAAGACTGTTCGCCTGAAGAAGTCTGGTTCAACCATGACAATGATGACCGCTAACCCTCGTGCAAAAGTTGAGTCGAAGTCGTTCCACCTTATAGTTATCGATGAGTGTCAGGAAGCCGATGACCACATGGTGGATAAATCGATTACTCCTATGATGGCGTACTATGCGGGAACCATGGTTAAGACTGGCACGCCCACAACAAACAAAAACAACTTCTATAAATCCATTCAGTTGAACAAGCGTCGCCAGACTGGGCGCAAGGCACGACAGAACCATTTCCAGTGGGACTGGCGAGATGTTGAGAAAGTCAACAAGGATTACGGCAAGCACATCGCTAAAGAGAAACTTCGCATTGGTGAGGACTCTGACGAGTTCCAGATGTCATACAACTGCAAGTGGCTATTGGAGCGAGGCATGTTCGTCACGTCCACTGTGATGGATGAACTAGGCGATACTTCTCAGGAACTCGTAAAGCAGTGGCATCAGACTCCAGTAGTGGTGGGCATTGACCCTGCCCGTAAGATGGACTCCACTATCGTCACTGTGGTCTGGGTTGACTGGGACCGCCCAGATGAGTTTGGGTATTTCGACCACCGAGTCTTGAACTGGCTAGAACTACAGGGAGATGACTGGGAGGAACAGTACTTCCAGATTGTGAACTTCCTCAGCAACTACGACGTTCTCGCCTTGGGCGTGGACGCCAACGGTGTTGGTGACGCAGTAGCACAGCGCCTCAAGATTCTGATGGGTGGACGTACCGACGTTATCTCGTTGACCTCTAGCCAGTCAGAGCAGTCCAAGCGATTCAAGCATCTTCAGGAACTGATTCAGCGCCGTATGCTGTCATTCCCAGCACACGCTAAGACTCGTCGTCTGAATGTTTGGAAGAAGTTCTACCAGCAGATGACTGACGCTGAGGTTCAATACAAAGGTCCGAACTTCATGGTGGCTGCTCCTAAAGAGGCTTATGCTCACGATGACTACGTGGACTCTCTGGCTATCGCCTGTTCTTTGACTAAGGAACTTGTGATGCCGCAGGTAGAGATTTCCTCGAATGTTTTCTTTTAGCCTGACATTTAGCAGATAAATCGAGAAACTAGTAAAGGAAATAACTCGAGTTTCCATTTCCCCTTTCATTAAGGAGTACCCATGGGTATCGGTCCAGCACCACAGTTCCCTGAGCGTTCGCCTCAGGTCTATGAGCGCAAGTTGGCTGACAATCCTGAGCGTCGTGGTCCTCTTCGTTTCGAGGAAGGTATCGCTACCGATACCGATGTTCCTTCGGACTTTGAGACTGGCATCATGAACGGCTTCGCTGCCGCTCCTGGTCGTCCTAACCGCAACGCTCCAGTTTGGCAGAAGACTGCCGCTGAGACCCTTGCAGAGCGTGCCCACGTTGGCTCGGCTGCATGGATTGAGGCACCGACTCAACTTGGTGAGTTTGCACACGGTTCGTTCTCGAACAACGCTGAGCAGATTGTTGAAACCAAGGTTGTTTCGGGTGGTCGCACAATGCGTATGAACCCGACTGTCGTCCAAGACTAGTCAACTCCGTTAGTCGCCCTGCCCCATAAGGGGCGGGGGGCTTTCGGTTATCTAGGAGATTTGCTATGGCTGACGTACCTGTAAATGAGAAACTGTGGACAATGGTTGTCTCGCAGGCTCGTACCAAGTATCACCCATACCCTTCTCCTGGTGCTTCTCACTGGGTTCACCAACGTTACATCGAACTTGGTGGTAAGTTTGAAGATGTGAGTGACCACACTCACAAGAAGCAGGCTCTTCAGCGCATGTGGGAAACCCGCATGAAGGAGAAGAAAGAGAAACTGCGTAAACACAAAGAGGAAAAGGGCAAACAGCATGGAGATAAGAAGTAATGTCATTTCTTGATTTCTCCCCACCGTCTTATAGAGCGGCGTCATCAGACCTAACGATTAGCATTTCGCCGTTGGGTCTTGTTGAACTTGCTGACGAAGAGTTTGAGGTCCACGGTCCTCGTCTAAACCGCTACTCGCTCAACTGGGCTATGTACCTTGGTCACCACTGGGGTTATAGACGTGAGCAGGGCGAAATGCAGATTTCGGTCAACTACTACCGTGCTTTCATTGACTTCCTAGATAGATTTACCTTTGGTAATGGAGTTCACTTCCGTTCGCCTAAGGCTACTGAGGCTATTGTTCCTAACCGCCTAAAGCGTGTCTGGGAGATTGACAACAACAAGATGAACGTCCTGTTGGAGATGGCTCAGTTGGGCTCCATCACAGGTGACTGCTTTGTCAAGGTTGCTTACGAAGAGGCTTGGGAAGACGGCATTGGTCGTGAGCACCCAGGTCGTGTACGTATTCTTCCTTTGAACTCTGCGTTTGCTTTCCCTGAGTTCCACCCTCACGACCGTTCACGTCTACTTAGATTTAAGCAGAAGTACCGCTTCTGGGGCACTAGCCTCGAGGGTACTCGTCAGGTATTTACCTACACCGAGATTCTTACCGATGACATCATCGAAGAATACATCAACGATGAACTAATCGATAGCCGCCCAAACCCATTGGGTCAGATTCCTGTCGTACACATTCCGAACATCCCAGTATCTGGTTCGCCTTGGGGTCTGTCGGATGCTCACGACATCATTACGCTGAACCGTTCGTACAACGAAATCTCTACGGACATCGCAGACATAATCAACTACCACGCTGCCCCTGTGACAGTTATCGTTGGTGCTAAGGCTTCTAACCTTGAGAAGGGTGCAAAGAAGGTTTGGGGTGGTCTGCCAAAGGACTCGCAGGTATTCAACCTTGAGGGTGGCGCTGCTGGTATTCAGGGTGCGCTGCAGTACCTTGAGACTCTGAAGCGTTCGATGCACGAGATTATGAACATTCCAGAGACTGCTCTGGGGCAGGCTCAGCCTATCTCGAACACTTCGGGTGTAGCACTTGCTGTTACATTCCAGCCGCTGATGAACCGCTACTCGCAGAAGGCTTCGGTCTATGGCAAGGGTCTTGAGCGCATCAACGAACTTGTAATGCTTAACCTTGTGGTTAAGGAGCCTAATACTCTGGTCTACAATCCAGATGAAGATGGTCCAATCTCGGAAGGTCAGTTGACTCAACTTGACCCTAACGACCCTATTACTTACCAGACGTTCACTCACTTCCCTCCACCACTTCCGCTAGACAACATCGTTCTCCTTAACGAGTTGCAGCAGAAGATGTCGATGGGTCTCGAGTCCAAGGAAGGCGCTTTGCGTGCTCTTGGCGAAGAGTTCCCATTCGAGAAGTTGCAGGAGATTCGTCAGGAACTTATCTCGGATGCTCAGTCTGAAGGTGCGCTCAACCTGGTGCGTGCCCAGATTACCAAGGAACTTATGGACATGACTGGCATGATGGTTGGTCCTGACGGTTCGGCTACTCCTATTGACCCAATGATGATGGGTGATGGAGATGTGCTTGGTGATGGACAGACTGGTCCACAGCAGAAATCTCCTAATGCTGCGAATGAGCAGGGCATGGAGACTAACCTCGCTGCTGAACAGCAGATTCGACAGAATCTGATTCAGGAAGCGTACAACACTATTCCGTCTACACGACGAGTAGTGGACCAAGACTAACTCTAAGTTTTTAGAGTTTAGCGAGACAAGTTTCATCTAGACAGTGAAACTTGTTTTGTAACAAATAGACAGGTCATGTGGCATTAAATCGGAAAACGACCAAGAGAATAAACAAGGATAGTTATGACTACGGAAAACACCCCAGAGGCTGCTGAACCAGCCGCAATCCCAACCCCCGCTGAAGTAGCAAACACTGTGGCTCCTGCCGCTTTTACTGCTGAGGACATTGCTAAGGCACGTGCTCAGGAGAAGGCAAAGGTATATCCACAGGTTGAGAAACTTCAAGAAGAACTCGCACTCCTTAAGAAAGAGCGTGAGGAGCGTGCAGCCCTAGAGGCTGAGCGTGCTGCTAAGCGTCAGGCTCGTGAAGCCGAGCGTGAGGCAGAGAAGAAGGCTAAAGCCGAAGAAGAAATGTCCTTCAAGACGCTCCTTAAGACTAAGGAGCAGGAATGGGCAGAGAAACTTGAGGCTGAACGTCTTGAGCGTGAGCGTGCTTTTGCACTGCTTCAGCGTGAGCAGGAGTTCAACGAACTTCAGCAGTTCCGCAATGCTCGTGTTGAGCAGGAGCGGGAAAACATCGTCCCAGAGTTGATTGACCTTATCTCTGGAAATACTAAAGAAGAGATTGAGAGCAGCATTGCTGACCTCAAGGCTCGTTCACTCCGACTCCTAGAGTCCGTTGCGGCAGTGTCGCAGCAGACCCGCAAGGAGATGGTTGGCACTCGAATCACGATGCCTGCCTCGGGACCTCTCGACACCGATTCGTCGTCTGCTGCATATACCCCTAATGACATTGCAAACATGTCGATGGCTGACTATGCAAAGAACCGTGCAAAGTTGCTAAACAACAGTAACAATCGTGGTCAAGGTCTCTTCGGAAACAACTAACCACCCCCATAACTGTCTTTGAAAGGACAAATCTAAATGGCTTCTGCTATTACAGGTTCGGGTCAACTCGCTGGTGCCCCAACCGCTTACTCAGGCTCCAACTCACAGTTGAGCCAGGCTATCCAGACCATCTGGTCGAAGGAAATCCTGTTCCAGGCTATGCCTATTCTCCGCTTCGAGCAGTTCGCTGTTAAGAAGACTGAACTTGGTGTTGCTCCTGGTCTTCGTGTGAACTTCCTTCGTTACAAGAACTTCTCGGTGGACCCAACTCCACTGACCGAAGGTGTCCGTATGACCACCAACGCTCTGACTGCAGAGCAGATTGCTATCACCGTTGCTGAGCACGGCTACGCAGTTGCAGTTTCCGAACTGCTCCTGAACGCTTCGTTCGACGACATCATGGCATCGGCTTCCCGTCTGCTTGGTCGCCACATGGCTCAGTACCTCGACGTACAGGCTCGTGACACCCTTTCGGCTGCTACCTCGGCTTCGTTCGGTTACGACCGTTCGGGCATCTCGGGTGGCGCTTTCACCAACTACGACGAGGGCACCGTTGGTACCTCGATTGCTGACCTCGATGGCGCTTACAAGTTGACCACTGGCGCAATCAAGGACTCGGCTCTTGTTCTTGCATCGAAGAACATTCCTCGCATTGGTGAGACCTACGTCCAGTTCATCCACCCTAAGCAGAGCCGTGACCTTCGCTCGAACCCAGAGTTCATTGAAGTCACCAAGTATGCTGCTCCAGGTAACTTCATGCTCGGTGAGATTGGTCGTCTATACGACGTCGTATTCATCGAGACCACTCAGGTTAAGAAGATTGCCGCCAGTGCTTCGTTCGATTACTCGTCGAAGATTGGTGCCCCTGCTGACCAGACTGGTGTTCCTGTAAAGGCTAACACCGCTCCTGGTCTTGGTGGTAACCCAGAGTACACCAACAACATCACCTCGGGCAACGGTGGCAACGCTGCTGATGTCTACGAGTCGATTATGATTGGTGACAACGCTTTTGGTCACGCCATCAGCCTTCCAGTTGAACTCCGTGACGGTGGTGTTCTTGACTTCGGTCGTGAGCACGCTCTGGCATGGTACGCTATCTGGGGTCTCGGTATCATTACCGACAACGCTATTAACAAGGTTTACACCAACTAATAGCAAAAACCTAAAGCAGGGGAGCGGGGTTCGCTCCGCTCCCCTGTTTTTACAATCTAACAAGGAGAACAATCACCGTGGCAACCAAACCAACAAGCCCACTTGACGCAACTGGTCGTGCAGTGGAAGAAGCAGCAAAGCGCAACGCAGATGAACTTGCGAAGCGTAAGGACGAGATTTCGATTTCTCGTGCCGCAGAGCAGGAACTGCTAGAGAACGCAGTTTTTGACCCTAAGCACCCTGACGCCCCTATCTTGCTTGACGAGATTGAGGAAGTTGGAGTAGCAGTGAACAATGAGAAGGTGGTTATTCGTACCCACCAGGACATTGACGACATGACTTATGGCGTAGTTAACGGAACCCCGCAGAACTACACCTTCAAGGCTGGAGTTAAGTATTCTGTTCCTCGAGACCTCGCTAACTACCTAGAGTCTCTAGGTTACGTCTGGAGACAGTAACACTCTCCAATCTCTGTCCACCCTGCTGGTCCCGCCCTCCTCACCAGCAGGGTGGACTTTCTTTTACCCTGTATTTCTCTCCGATTTAGGGGAACATAAATAGAGACAATCTCGGAGGATTCATGGCTACTCTTTCCAGCCTTGTAGACAGAGTTCGACTAGAACTCGGTGACATGGGCAAATCATTTGTTGAGCAGTTTATTGCTGACGGCTCGACTAACCGATTTCGCCTACACTATCAGCCTCTTGAGGGTCCAACCCTGGTCGTTATTCAGAACGGCATTGACATTTCTAGCCAGAGTTATGTAGAAGAATCCACGGGTGTTTTGATTACCCCTGAGGTTCCTGCCGATGGTGTAGAGATGACTGTTAGCGGAACTTATTACCGCTATTTCACTAATGCAGAACTTGAACGCATTGTTACTGATTCCGTGACTCAGCACTCTGCTGGTCACGTTGACTCTCTTGGTCGTCAGATTAATGTAGCCACTCTTCCATTAATCGAAGAGTACCCAGTGGCTATCTACGCCACCACTATCGCTCTTTATACTCTTGCTACTGATGCTTCGTTTGATATCGACATCGCTGCTCCAGACGGTGTGAGCATCCCTCGTTCCGAGCGTTATCGCCAGTTGATGGACATGGTTCAGGCTCGTCAGGCTCAGTACCGTGACCTCTGTGTCAATCTGGGTGTTGGTCTTTACAAGATTGACGTCTTTACTTTCCGCCGCATCTCGAAGGCTACTGGTCGTCTTGTACCTGTTTACAAGCCTCAGGAAGTTGACGACCGTTCGTACCCACAGCGTGTCGAAGACCAGTTGCCTACTTATGGAGATAAGCAGGTTCCTTGGGTCACTGAAGGCGGTGAACTTACTGCCTACCAGGGTCGTGCGTTTACTACTACAGTATCGTTCACGGGAGATTACGACAACACGGTCAGTTTTGTGGCTAAGTTGCTCAACCAGCGAGGTTCCGTACTGGTTGTACAGAACTTTGACCTATCAGTCACTCAAGTAGATACTGCGTTCACGGCTACTATGAGCCTGACTTCTGACCAAACACTTACTTTGGCAGAGCGTACTTACTGGTCGTTGCAGTTGGTTGACCCTAATAACACTGACCCTAATAGCGGCACAATCTTGCCAGTGGAGGTAAAGGGAGGCAACTTCTTCACTGCTCGTGTAAGTCAGGTTGTCCTTTAATGACAAACTTCCCGATTTACCCAGAGAAGGATACAAACCTCCTTCAGAATCCACCAGACACGATTCATGACCCAGTAACTTATCCTGATTTTGGTATTCCAAATGACCAGGCGCAGCCAGAAGTAGACGTTGCTCTACTTCCTGGTGTGCCTGGGCAGCGGGGTCCTTCAGGTCCTAGAGGTCCAGCAGGTCCTGTAGGACCTACGGGTCCTGGAGTCACTGATGCACAGATTATTGCGGTAATCCCTGCAAACGTGGCATACAAACACACCCAAGTAGCAGCATCTAACACATGGACTATTACTCACAACCTGCACTTCTTCCCAAATGTCACAACTTTTGACAGTGCGGGAAACATGGTTGAGGGCTCGGTAACTCACACTAATAACCTAACCCTAACCGTTGCGTTCTCAGCAAGCATTACTGGAATGGCGATTCTCTCCTAAGGAAAAAACATGGCAAGACAGTTTCTAACAGGTATTGACCTAAACAAAAATGAACTGCTGAACGCAGCGATTCAAAACCTATCCACCGCTCCTTCGAGCCCTGTAAGTGGTCAGATTTACTTTGACACTACCCTGGGTAACCTGCGCCAGTGGAGTGGCACTCAGTGGCTGGATTACATTACCTCTGAGTCTGGTGCAGGATTCATTACGTCTGTTGATAGCACCAACTTCACCGTCTCTGGTCAGGAACTGTTCCTAGGTTCAAACCTAGTTATTGGTGGCGCTACTCCAGCGGCTTATGGCAGCCTGACCATTGAAGACCCTTCGGGCAACGTGACCTTCCAGTCTGGAACTGACGGCGGTCCATACACCATTGTTCAGGGCTACTTGGATGTCCAGTACCCAACTAACGCTTACTCTGCGTTCAACGTTAACTCTGGTGCTGCAGTAACTACTGTACGCAATGTGCTTAACGCTACAAACAATGACGCAGTTCCTACTGTTGCTCTTAATGGTAACGACCAGGCTATCTACTTTGCCAATACCTCTTCGTCACCAATCGGCTCGATTGTCGCTGATGGCAGCAACAACCTGACCATCACTGCTACAACAAGCAACCTTAACCTGAACTCTAACAATGGCGATATCTACCTGAGCCCAGACGGCGTAATCCGTCCACAGTCGCACATCTACCAGGCTGCTGGGTACAACATTAACGCTGGAAACAATGTCTACAGCAAGCGTACTTACATTGGTGGCTCTGATTATGGCAACGATGGCTACCTAGATATCCGTAATGCTGCTGGAACTCTAATCTTTGGTGTTGATGCTGGGCACATTGCTGACCAGGGTTACAACTCCTACACTGTTGCAGGTCAGATTGATGTAAACGCTCAGATTAACCTGAACACTGAAGACGGCAACCCTGCTGGTCACCTGTTCACTAACCAGGATGGCGTAATCCACCTTGAGTCGAACGGCGACCTTGCTCTCCGTGCGGGCGCTAACGGTAACGCTGGTGATGTCATCCTTTACACTGGTAGCACTTCTAGCGGTCAGCCTGGTAAGGCTTTCATTGGCTGGAACAATGACAACGGAACCTACCAGCAGAATGAGATTGCCACTAAGGGCTATGTAGACTCTGTTGCTCAGGGACTATCGGTTCTTGGCTCGGTAATCACCGCCTCAGACAGCAACATCGACCTTACTTCCCCAATCGCTAGCATCGGTGGATGGTCGCTTACGGGTAACGAGCGAGTCCTCCTAAAGGACCAGACTGATGGTAGCCAGAATGGTATCTACATCTGGGATGCTGGCACGCAACTGCTATCGCCGTCTACCAACATTGAGGACACCAACCTTCAGCCAGGAACCTACGTACTGGTTGTTAAGGGCAACTATGCAGCCCAGGGTTGGATTATCACTCAGTTTATTGGCTCGGCATCGACTTGGACTCAGTTCTCGGCTGCTGGTGAATACACTGCTGGTAATGGTATCGACATCACTAGCACTACCATTTCGACCCGTGTTGACAATGACACCCTCGGATTCACCGATGGCGTTATGCACGTCAACTACTACGCTAACAGTGGTCTAGCCACCGATGGCGGTCTGTACATCAACGCTGGTACAGGTCTTGCCGTAAACGGTAGCAACCAGTTGGTGCTTGATGTTAACAACGGCTATGGTGTTCGCAAGTTCGCTGCCAACAATGGCGCACTTACAAACTCTGGTGGTCAGGTTACTTGGGTCGTTAACCACGCTCTTGGCACTCAGGATGTCACTGTTCAACTTCGTGAACTTGGCGGAAACTCGCTGATTGAGGTTGACGTAGTTCTAACCGACGCAAACAACGTGACTCTTACTTGGGTTTCTGGTGACATTGCCGCTGACAACTACCGAGTCGTCGTAGTAGGTTAGTTTCTTAGAGGAGAGTAATCTTGACTAAAAGATTTAATGTACCGATTCATACGCCTGCAGTGCAGGTGGATGTAACGGCAGACCGTCGTTCCCAGACCCCTGGTGAAATCGCATGGAATGACCAGGCAGGTACATTAGAGTTCCAGATGAAGAATGGCTTTGCCAATCTTCAGATTGGTCAAGAACTCAACACTTTGGTACGTAATGGCACTGGTTCTACCATCCCTAATGGTACGGCTGTGTACGTCATGGGTTCCGATAATGACCACATGGTGGTTGCTCCTGTTATTGCTGGAGACGCTGCTTCTTCCGATAACTTCTTGGGAATCCTTACTCAAGACATTCCTGCTAACGATGTCGGTTACTGTACTACTTACGGCATTGTTCACGACCTAGATACGTCTGCTCTTTATGAGGGCAGCCTTGTCTATACTCACCCTACTATTGATGGCGCACTAACCACAGATGCTCCTACTGGTCCTTACTACGGCATTATCGTAGGTATCTCTTTATTCCAGGACAGCACTGCTGGTCAACTCTTTGTTCAGACTAAGTATCTTCCTGCTCTAGATGAGATTCAGAATGTGGCTCTCAACAATGTCCAGGACGGACAAGTACTAGCGTTTGATGCTGGTACACAGGCATGGGTTAACGCAACTGCTGCTGGACCTACTGGCGCTACTGGTCCACAGGGCGCTACTGGTCCTACAGGTCCACAGGGTGACACGGGACCTACAGGTCCTCAGGGGGCTACTGGCGATACTGGACCAATGGGTCCTCAAGGCGACACTGGTCCAATGGGTCCACAGGGTGACACAGGACCTACAGGTGATACTGGTCCGACTGGTCCCCAGGGAGACACTGGTCCTACTGGACCTCAGGGCGATACTGGTCCAATGGGTCCACAGGGAACTCAGGGCAACCAGGGTATCCAGGGTCCTACAGGCTCGACTGGACCAACTGGGTCTACAGGTGCTGTTGGTCCTACGGGTCCAACTGGAGCAACGGGAGCGACTGGCGCAACTGGTCCGACAGGTACTCAAGGACCTACAGGTCCCACTGGAGCAACAGGACCGCAGGGTACATCTATCAACCTTAAGGGTTCGGTTGCCGCTCCAGTTAACCTTCCTGGTTCTGGCAACTCAGTTAATGATGCTTACATTGTTCAATCAAATAGCGACCTCTATATCTGGAATGGTTCTACTTGGAATAACGTAGGACAGATTGTTGGTCCTACGGGTGCAACTGGTGCTGGCGGCGCACTTGGTTACTACGGCTCGTTTTACAACACCACGACCCAGAATATTGCAAGCACTACTACTGCCTATCTTGTTGATATCAACAACACCTTTGAGGCTAACGGTGTAGCCAATGACGCTGCTGGTCGGTTAACTTTCCAGCACTCTGGAACTTACAGCATTACCATTTCTGTGCAGTTGGTCAACACATCCTCGTCGATTGCTAACGCTAACCTATGGCTGCGTAAGAATGGCACAGATGTACCTGACTCCTCAAGCCAGTTGACGATACCTAACTCACATGGTGGAGTAAATGGTCAGATGCTAGAGACAGTCAACTTTGTGTTTACTGTTGCGGCTAATGATTACATTGAGTTCTGGTGGCAAGCAGAGTCTACGGCTGTTTCTATTGAGACTATTGCTGCTGGAACTACTCCGACAACTCCTCGAACTCCTGGCGTTATCGTTACTGCTACACAGGTTATGTACACTCAACTTGGACCTACAGGGGCTACTGGTCCGACGGGTGCTACTGGTTCAGTAGGACCTACTGGTCCTACTGGTGCAACAGGTGCTGCTAGCACGGTCACTGGTCCAACTGGTCCTACAGGAGCACCTGGCTCGCAGGGTCCAACTGGTCCTACAGGAGCACAGGGTGCTCAGGGAACGCAAGGTACCCAGGGTGCAACTGGAGACACTGGACCTACTGGAGCAACTGGTCCTACAGGCGCTACTGGTTTAACTGGTGCTACTGGACCTACAGGTGCGACTGGTGATATTGGTCCTACTGGACCTACAGGCTCCACGGGTGCTACTGGCTCTGTTGGAGCAACAGGTGCGACAGGTCCTACTGGACCTACTGGAGCAACAGGCTCTACAGGTTCGACTGGTTCTCAGGGTCCTACAGGTGCTACTGGTCCGACTGGACCTACGGGTCCGACTGGTGCTCAGGGAGTTCCTGGAAACAATGGTGGGACTGGACCAACGGGACCTCAGGGTCCAACTGGACCTACGGGTGCTACGGGTGCTGCTTCAACCGTAACTGGTCCAACTGGTTCCACTGGTCCAACTGGACCAACAGGACCTACTGGTCCGACAGGTCCTAGTGCCAACATCTCTGCAACCGATACTGTTGCTCAGGGTAAACTAACTGGCGATACCACCGTCTCGCCTGGTGCTGACCTAGTTATTCCGTTTGTGGATGACTTTGACCCACTGAACTGGTGGGACCCAACGGGTAAGAAGTTCACGCCAACTCTTGCTGGTTACTACAATGTCACACTGCAAGTGTGGTGGACTATTGCTGCGGTTACTAATAACCAAAACAACATCCAGATTCGCAAAAATGGCAGCACTATTGCGATTAGCCAGATTCAGACTCTTAGTGGTCAGGGCTACTCGCAGAACGCCACTAAACTTGTCTACCTGAATGGCTCTACTGACTACATTGACTTCACTGCCTATACTGGCAACAGTTCTTCACAGAACCTTCAGTATGGTGGAGGAACTACTGGTCAGGGCACGTTCTTCTCTGCTGCTTTGATGACCACTGGTGTAGGTCCTACAGGCGCTACAGGCGCTGCCAGCACCGTTACAGGTCCTACTGGAGCAACTGGACCAACAGGACCTACGGGACCTACGGGTGCCGCTAGCACCGTAACTGGACCTACTGGAGCGACAGGACCGACAGGTGCAACAGGTCCTACAGGTCCTTCGTCTACAACTGCAGTCACAGTCTCTACTGTCTCCCAGGGAGCCAACGCATCTTACTATCCAACGTTTGTTAGTGCTAACAACAGCGTTGCGGCGCAGTCCACTGTTTACACAGACTCGGGAATCACCTACAACCCTTCTACAAACGTGCTCACGGCTACCACTTTTACAGGCGGTCTAGTAGGAAACGCCGATACTGCTACTAGCGCAGGTAAGTGGACCACTGGTAGGAAACTTGCAAACAACACTGTAGATGGCTCTACAGATGTAGCGTTTGGTAATAAGTTCATTGTTCAGGGAACTGCGGATGCTGGTCTTTCGGCTGCTCAGTTCCTTGGTGCTCTGGGTACAGGTATTGTTAAGAACACCACAACTACTGGTGTGCTTTCTATTGCTGTTGCTGGAGACTTTCCTACTCTGAACCAGAACACCACTGGTTCTGCGGGCTCTGTCGGTCACACTCTCGTAATCAAGTCCGACTCGGGAACAACTGAAGGTACTGACCTATACACCTTTAATGGTTCAGCAGACAAGACCATTAACTTTGTTTCTGGTTCTAACCTGACTATTGCGGAGACTGCGGGAACTCTTACGTTCAACGCTACAGACACCAACTACTACCCTACGGCTGTAGGATTTAACGCAGGTAGCACAAGCGGTCCTACTGTAACGCTAACGATGTCTGGAACATCTAACGTTACTTCTGCTGCTTTCCCATCGGCAAACTTGAGCAACTCGGGTGTAGTCACTACTGGTGCTCAGAACTTTAACGGAACTAAGTCCTTCAGAACCTCTGCGGCGTATGATGCTGTTTCTATTGCTGGTGGTTCTGCAGGAACAGGAACATATGCAGCAACAATCACGCCGACAAGCAATGGCTTAACTGCAAACCAGACCATCTCTCTACCAGACCTGACTGGTACAGTGATGCTCAATGCTGCCCCTATTCTAAAGACCACCTCGTTTACTGTCGGTGTTGGCGAGTACACCTTCAACGTCACTGGTACTGGAACTGTCACTGTTACTCTTCCTACCGCTACTGCTGGTCGAGAAATCAACATTGTGAACAAGGCGGCATTTGCCATTAACTCGGCATCGTCGAACGTATACCCAAGAACCTCAAATACCCTTGGTACTGCCATTTGTTCTAACGTTGCTGGTTCGTGGGCACGACTAATCGCTGATGGCACCAACTGGTACATCATCGCTGGCGCATAGTTCAGCCAGCCCCCATTACCGTTTCAAACTAAAATGGTATAAGACTTTAGGAGATTTCCATGGCAGTTCAAACTAGAATCCAGGTACGCAGAGACACTGCGGCTAACTGGACTTCCGCCAACCCTGTGCTGCTCGCTGGTGAGCACGGGTATGTAACCAATGGCACTAACGGTCAATGGTTCAAGATTGGTGATGGAACTACTGCCTGGAACTCTCTTCCATTCCAGAACACTCAGGGACCTACTGGTCCAACTGGTCCAACTGGTCCAACTGGTCCAACGGGTCCTACAGGCTCAACTGGACCAACAGGTGTTCAAGGACCTACTGGTGCCACAGGTGCAGATTCAACAGTGACTGGACCAACAGGTGCTACTGGTCCAACAGGACCAACTGGTCCTAAAGGAGATACTGGAACCAATGGTATTGCGGTAACTGGTCCTACAGGACCTACAGGTCCGACTGGTGCAGCAAGTACTGTTACTGGTCCTACAGGTTCAACAGGACCTACTGGACCTACTGGTCCGACGGGCGCTGCAGCGACTATCGCTGTAGGAACAGTGACCACTGGTAACCCTGGCACTTCTGTTGCGATTGTTAACGCTGGAACTTCGTCAGCCGCTTCTTTCAACTTCACTATCCCTCAGGGTCCAACAGGTGCCACAGGTCCAACAGGTCCAACAGGCGCTAGCGGTCGTGGATTTACTGGAGTTACTTCCACTACCTCTAACTCGGTATCTGTTGCTAGCAAGACCTTCAACGTATCGAATACTGGCGCTTTCGTACTCGGAAGCCGTGTACGTGTCGCCAGCACTGCTAGCCCTACGAACTATGTAGAAGGTCCCGTCACTTCGCTGACCACTGACTCGCAGATTATTGTGGGAGTGGACACCACTGGTGGTTCTGGAACCTTTACCTCGTGGACGTTCACGCTTATTGGTAACGTTGGCGCTACAGGTCCTACAGGGGCAGCGAGCACTGTTACGGGTCCTACGGGCGCTCAAGGTCCTACAGGACCAACTGGACCAACTGGTGCTGCTAGCAACGTGACTGGTCCGACTGGTCCGACTGGTGCCACAGGTGCCGCATCTAACGTCACTGGTCCAACTGGGGCGACAGGACCTACTGGACCTACTGGACCGACTGGGGCGGCAAGCACAGTCACTGGCCCTACTGGTGCTACGGGACCTACAGGTGCTGCCAGCACAGTGACTGGACCTACAGGCGCTACTGGACCTACTGGAGCAACAGGTCCTACTGGTCCTCAGGCTCAGTACACTCAGATTCAGTCGATTAACCTTGGTAGTGGTCAGTCCTTCACTAGTATCCCAACGACCTACCGTGAGTTGTACATTGAAGTAGTAGTTGGTGCAGTTGGCTCTGTCACTAGCCTTGGTATTCGAGTAAATGGAATCTCGTCATCGAGTTATTCATTTGCGGCTACTACCATTGGTAATACTCCCGCCACTACTGGCACCTCATCTGGAACTTCATTCACCCTTGTTAGCGGTAGCGCCAACAACAGCGACGTGTACGTTTTCAGACTGCCTCTATACTGGAACTCTTCCACCAACTTCAAACCAATCGAAGGTATTGCTCCGCAACGGTACGTCATTGGAAATATTCTGGCTGGTGCTATCACTCAGATTGACTTTATTACTGGTGGGGCGTTCACTGGTGCTAACATCGTAGCAACCCTGTTTGGAATAAAGTAACCAATAACTAAATCGGAGCATAATATGAAGGTAGCGGTCTATACAATCGCCCTGAATGAGGAACAGTTTGTTGATAGATGGGCAGATTCTGCTAAAGATGCAGACCTTTTAGTTATCGCTGACACTGGCTCTACAGACAGGACCAAGGAACTAGCCTTAGCAAAAGGCGTCAAGGTTGTGGATGTTGCTATCAGCCCTTGGCGTTTTGATGACGCTCGCAATGCTTCTTTAGCCGCTATCCCCAAAGACTTTGATTACTGTATCGCCCTCGACATGGACGAGGTTCTGCTCCCAGGTTGGCGAGATGAGTTGGAACGGGCTGCGGCGCAGGGATGGACTCGCCCCCGTTATCAATACACTTGGTCATGGAAAAACGCCGAAGAGACTGAGCCAGGGCTGCAATATGGCGGGGATAAGATTCACGCCAGACATGGCTACCGCTGGAAGCACCCAGTACATGAGGTTCTAGTCGCTGACCGTATATCGGAGATTCAGGGGTGGGTTGGACTTGAGATTCACCACCACCCAGACAATACCAAAAGCCGTGGTCAATACTTCCCGTTACTTGAAGTGGCTGTGCAAGAAGACCCGCACGATGACCGTAATGCCTATTATCTAGCCCGAGAGTACTTCTTCAATGGAATGTACGATAAGGCGGCGGCAGAGTTTAAGAGGCACTTGAAGTTGCCTAGGGCTGTGTGGGCTCCAGAGCGTGCCGCCTCTATGCGATACCTTGCGAAGTGTGAACCAGAGCAGACTCCTGTTTGGTTGAATAATGCTGTGCGTGAAGCACCTGGTAGGCGTGAGCCCCTAGTGGAACTAGCCCAATGGTATTACCAGTCAGCAGACTGGGCGAACTGCCACAAGCACTCCATGCAGGCTTTAGAGATTGCCGAGAAGCCATTGGATTATCTCTGTGAAGAGTTTGCTTGGGGAGCATTGCCTCACGACCTTGCTGCTATCAGTGCCCACTATCTGGGGGATAAAGACACTGCTTTAACTCACGGCACTAAGGCACTAGAACTCGAACCACATGACGAGAGATTAGCCCGAAATCTGGGGTTCTATAGGGCATCATAGAAAGTAACGAAAGGTCGTCATGCGAGGCTCTAGACCCGATGGTAGATTCGACATGGACTATGAAGCCAAGTCTATGTATGAAGGTATGGCTGAGGAGATTGGCGCAACCGTAGGTGTTGACGTCAACTGGTTCCGTTGGCAAGACTATTACCTTGACGACAACTACACGACTATCGTTGATGACATTTACGATGTCTCGAGCAGCGTCCCAGGCGAAGGTCGTCGCTGGATGCTCCCTTTCAAAATGCCTGTACTTATGGCACAGCAGATTCGTGGTACTAACGTCATGAACGAACGTGGTTACTACGTATCGGATACTCTCCGTGTTGTCATGAACGTGGGAGATGTTCAGCGTTTCCTCCCAGGTCTTCTCACTGACTCCAACATCCACATCAAGGACCGTGTTGAGTATCGTGGCGAAATCTTCGTCCCAACTCGTGTACTTCCTCGTGGTGCTTTTGGATACCGTTGGTCTGTGGTCACTGTTGACCTCAACCAGTTGAACCCTGAAGAACTGGTCAATGACCCACAGTTCCTTCAGTACGCAAACCCTAGTGTTGTGGATAGACGTAATGCCGTTTAAGTCAGACGCACAGCGCAAATGGATGTATGCTACTAACCCTAAGATGGCAGCAGAGTGGGAAGCCCACACGCCTAAGGGTATTGATTTGCCAAAGAAACTTAAGAAGAAAAAGGATAAAAAGAAATGACACTTCCTAGACCAAAGGCTCAGAAGAAGGCTAACGTCGCTAACCCTAAGGATTCAAACACTAAGGCTGAGAAGGTAGTTAAGGCTCAGCACAAGGGCAACATCAAGAAGAACCCTACTGATACTGCTGGAGAGAAGACTCACAGCCGTTACAGCACCACTGGTAAGGGTCCTCGTAAGACCCCTAAGTTTAAGGGCAACTAATGGCTTCTTCAGCATGGCAGCGTAAGGCTGGAAAGAACCCTAAGGGTGGTTTGAACGAAAAGGGTCGTAAAGCCTATGAAGCGTCGCACCCTGGCTCGGACTTGAAGGCTCCAGTAAAGTCTGGTGACAATCCTCGTCGTGCCTCGTTCCTTGCTCGTATGGGCAACATGCCTGGACCAGAGCGTAAGCCTAATGGTGAACCTACTCGCCTACTCCTTAGCCTTCAGGCTTGGGGAGCATCTTCTAAGGCTGACGCTAAGTCGAAGGCGGCTACTATGTCTAAGAGATTGGGCAACAAGTAATGGCTAAGAAAGTATGGAACACTCCAGACCCAACTAAGAAGGACAAGCCTCTTAGTGACAAGCAGAAGGCTGCGGCTAAGGCTCGTGCCAAGGCTGCTGGTCGCCCATACCCTAACCTTGTAGACAACATGGCTGCTGCAAAAAAGAAGAAGAAGTAATGGCAAAGGTTAAACGCTTTGGACCTTACAAGGGCTCTGACCAGAATGGTGGACGCCCAATCTACGTATATAAGAAGAAGGTAGATGGCAAGTGGGTCACCACTTCTTCTAACAAGGCTCGTGTAGATTACGAAGATGCACACCACGAAACTTTGGGGCGTGACACTGATGTTGACCACAAGGACAATGGTGGTCGCCGTGGACATGACGCACTTTCAAACCTACAAGCCATGAGCCACAGTGCTAATGTTGGTAAAGAAGATAAGAGACGAGGAAGAAGTGCCAAGTAAACCATGTACTTGCGGTACTTGCCCAGCGTGCAAGACCAAGAAGAACCCAAGCATGAAGCGGGACCAGAAGATTACTGACCGCAAGAAGAACTCCCTCGGGAAGATTAGGAGCAAGAAAAACTAATGTGTAACGGAAACTGCACCTGCGGCAAAGAACAGAAGGAGCCTACCAATGGCTGAAAAGAAAAAGAGCACCCCACCTTGGATTGGTTCCAAGGGCGACAAGGAACAGGACGCAGCCACTAAGAAGAAGGCTGGTCTAAAGGGCGCAAAGGCTAAGGCTTTTGACAAGGCAGATGCCAAGATGGACAAGGACAAGACCTTGACCAAGAAGGAAGACACCAAGAAGGACACCGCTCTAGCAAAGAAGATTGCTAAGAAGAAGTAGCCTTCAAACAAATAAAGTTTACCCTGCCAATGGCAGGGTTTTCTTTTACTCTTGAAGGGTAGACATCCGTGCGGAGTTTACCTACAGCAATGTAGCCCTGCGCCTTTTAATAAAGGATTTTGCTATGTCATCTAAGGACTGGAAGCCTTGGTATGTGCGAGTTGGCGACATCAGTGACCCTCGTGAACGAGAAGAGTTCATGCGTGGTATTGGTGGAGCAAGTAAGCCTACCTATGGTCAGAACCTCCTTTTTGCACTAGTTGCTGGCTACGTTGGCGGTAAACTCGCTGAACGTACAGGCAAAAAGAAGTGAAGAGACTAGCAGATACAGTCCACAAGGCTAAGCAGGATACTGCACGCTTCATGACTCAGCAGTTGCGCCAGCATGTTCTTCAACATGGCTGGGACGCTGATGTTGCTGCCCACCTCAGCGTCGTCCATAAGGACGGAAAACTAAGTACTGAGGTTCACCCTGATTACGCTGACCGTGCGTTTGTCCACGAGTTTGGCAATGAAAACCAGCGCCCTACTGCGGCTATCCGCAAGTTCGCTAACAACACCCAGGTTGCTGAAGAGGCGTTTAAGCAACTTGTCCACCATCACTGGAAGAAGAGCGCATGACTTTTCTACTGTCAGAGGATAAGGCTCTTAGATTGAATCTACAGGGCATGACGGTCAATGACCAGCGTGCTACTGGGGATGATGTTCCACGTCAGGTATCTGTATTCTTTGGTCAGCCTGACCAGGAAATCCGTAATCAGTCCTACCCTTATATCACCATTGACATGATTGATATCACTCGTGATGTCCAGCGAGAAATGCGTGGCAAGGTCAACGACTTGGTTCCTACAGCCACCTACCTGGCTCCTTCAGATTTGGCTGAAGGTCAGGGATGGGAGATTGACCTCCCTATCCCTGTCAACATCGACTACCAGATTACGAGTTATGCACGTCAACCACGTCATGACCGTGAACTTCTGGCTCAGTTGTTGTACAACAAACTTCCGCTTCGCTTTGGTCAGTTGCCTTTGGATGACGGCACAGTACGCCGTCTAGAGGTACTTGACTACAGCAAGCGGGACATTACCGAGCAAGCCAAGCGCCTGTTCGTCAATGCCGTAACCGTGCGAGTTGTCAGCGAGGTATCTCAAGGCACACTTGCAACACTAACTCAGGTACAAAACGTAAACATCGACCCAGTTCAGTACACAACCCCGTAACTAAACGCCCCCCTTAGAATCCCTCAACCAAGGAGAAAAAATGACGTACAGTCGCCCAGGAGTCTACATCAATGAGACTCTTCTTCCTGCTCCTGTAGCCTCCGTCAGCGGCGCAAACGCTGTTGGTGCTGCTATTGGTGCTTTCGCTAAAGGTCCAGACCGTCTGACCCTAGTCACCTCGTGGTATGACTTTGTTCAGCAGTTCGGTGGACTCAACAACGCTTACCCTGCTACTTTCGGTATCAACCAGTTCTTTGTGAACGGTGGAGGCGAACTATTCGTTCGTCGTGTTCTGGGTAGCGGTGCTTCGCAGGCTTCGGCAAGCGTGCACTCGACTACTAGTGGTTCCCCATTGGGAACTGTTAAGGCTCTTGACAAGGGTGCCGCAGGCAATAACTTGCGTATCCAGGTATCAAAGGCTGGTCGAGTTTCTGGCTACTACAACATCACTGTTTACCAGGAAGTTGTTGCCTCGGAACTTGGTACTTCAAATGCTAACGCCACTAACGACCTAATCGTTGAGGTTTTCAACAATGTTCGCTTTGACGACTCAACTTCGAGTGACTACGCCGTATCGGTTGTAAACGCTTCGTCGAAGTACATCACCCTTACTTTGTCTGAAGGTACTCCTGCTGAGCAGACCACCTCGAGTGTTGTTCCACTCACTGGTGGCTCAGACGGCAGCGCACCTACTGCCACTGACTACGCTGGCGTTGTATCTACTGACGGCTCTTCGGTGTTCGACACTGTAGACAGCCCACTGGTTATCTTCGCTCCAGAAATCATCAAGGTTCTTGGTGCCACCGATGCTGCTGAGGTTCACGATGCACTCATCGCTTGGGCTGATTCGGGTTCTGGCTTTGCCATTATTGACACCGATGAAAACCTGAGTGTAGGAGACGCAATCGACTACATCACTGCACGTACCCCATCGAGCCACGCTGCTGGTTACTACCCTCACTACTACATTCAGGATGCTACCGCTCGTAGCCGCCAGGCTCTCCGTAAGATTGGTCCTGCTGGTGCTATTGCTGGTCTTTACCTGCAGAACGACCGAGTGGCTGGTCCATACAAGACTCCTGCTGGTACTGGCACTGTTATTCGTTCGGCAATCTCGCTGGAGCGTGCTTTCAGCCCTGCAGACCTAGACTCGTTGAACACTGGTGTGTACACAAGCGGTACTGACACCATCTATGGAACAGCAGTTAACGCTATCCGTAATGTTCCAGGTGCTGGCACTGTGGTTATGGGCGGTCGTACTCTCCTTCAGGATGGTACTTCTAACCGCTACATCAACGTTCGTCGCTCGCTCATTTACATCGAGAAGAAACTGAGCCTAATCACTCAGTTCGCTGTGTTCCGCAACAACGACTACAAGTTGTGGGGTCAGTTGGCTAACGTCATCTCGGTGTTCCTAAACGAGTACCGCACTCAGGGTGGTCTTCGTGGAACTTCCCCAAGTCAAGCCTACTTCGTGAAGATTGACTCGACCAACAACACTGCGGCATCGATTGCCACTGGAGTTGTAAACATCCAGGTTGGTGTTGCTCTTGAGTACCCAGCCGAGTTCGTAGTTATCAACCTCAGCCAAATCACTGGTAACTAACCTAAAGGAGAAAACAACTAATGGCTACAATCCTAAATAACCGCTCTAACATTGCAACTGACCCAATCAGAAACTTCCGTTTCTTGGTGACGTTCGTCCCTCAGGGCAACACCAGCATCAAGACTAGTGGAACTGCTACTAAGGGTGTAACCACTGTAACTGAGACCATCACCACTGACGGCACAGCAAACAGTTGGTCTACTGCATTGGCTGCCATCCCATTTGGCTTCACTTCGGTTTCGGGTCTGGCAGTTTCGACTGACAGCATCCCTTACCGTGAGGGTGGATACAACACCACTGTTCACCAGATTCCTGGTCAGACCTCGTTTGCACCTATCACCCTTCAGCGTGGTGTCATCCTTGGTTCGAGCCAGAACTGGAACTGGATGCGTGAGTTGTTCCAGACTGTTCAGGGTGCTGTGACACGTACCACTGCAGACAACTTCCGTTGTGACATTGAGATTGCGGTTCTTTCGCACCCAATAGCATCCACTGCTACTGGAAACGTTACTGGAACCGCACAGACACCAGGTGACTATGGTTACGGAACTCTAGAGGATGACCACGTGTCGATGCGATTCAAGGTATACAACGCTTGGATTACCTCGCTGGCTTACTCGGACCTCAACGCAGGTGACAACGCTATCCTCGTAGAGCAGATGACTCTGGTCCACGAAGGTTTCGATGTTATCTTTGGAGCCAACCTAGACAACACTGGCTCGGCAGGCTCCTTCAAGTACTAAACACAACTAACTAATAAGGACAATAAAATGGCAGAACAAATCCTCAAAGCAGCAACAAACGCTAATAAAGCAAATGAGTTGGTTGCACAGGCACTAGCAGACCCACAAGAAGAAACCACAGCCAAGATTGTTTCTCCTATCAACGTCATTGTTGACCTCCCTGGCGGGATGCTTTCCGCTGGGGAGGTCATCAAGACCGCTGAGGTAAGAGAACTCAATGGTCGTGATGAGGAAGCGATTATTCGTGCCAGCAACCCTGGTCGAATGTTTGCAACGATTATCAATCGAGCCGTAGTGGCTTTAGGTAATCAGAAACCTACAGAAGACATGTTGGATAACCTACTCGTAGGTGACCGAGATGCAATCCTGTTGGGAGTCTATCGAGCCACCTTTGGTGACACGGCAGAACTCGCAGCCTTCTGTGATGGATGTAAAGACTACAAGACTGTAGGAGTTGACATCGTTACAGATATTAAGAGCAAGGTATTGCTGGACCCAGCGAACCAACTTAACTTTACTGTTAAGGGTAAGTCGCACGAGTTCCTAGTAACTTTGCCAACAGGTGTCACTCAGAAGAAACTTTTGGCTGACCCAGATATGAATCCCGCTGAGTCTATGACGGCTCTATTGGAGCAAACAGTTCTTGAGATTGACGGACGTCCCGTCTATAGCAAGAGCCAGATTCAGGCACTAGGACTTGTTGACCGCAGGGCTATTGCCGAAGAGATTTCAGACCGCAACCCTGGACCACAGTTCGACCCTATTACTGTAACTTGCCCTGACTGCGAAAGCGAGGTACAGGTGCCGATTAGTCTCGGTACCCTGTTTCGCTTCTAGTCTAGACAGTTACGATGAGTTGCTGACAACGTGGCTTACGTTGTCACAACGATTTAAAGGCTGGTCTCTTACGGAGATTAAAGAAATGTCTCCTAGAGAGCGATTGAACTGGTTAGAACTAGCCAGAGAGTATGTTAAGGCGGTGAGCGCATAATGAGCGATGGTCTCGATATGGACATGACGGGTCTTCTCTCCACAATGGAGAAGATGGATGCCGTTGTCAAAAGCATCACTGCCTCGTTTAACGACCTTAGTGCGGCTATACATGACTCCAATAGTTCCCCTAATGGAAGTAACTTTGGTGGGACTGGTCAACTTCGTCTAGGCTCTTCTGGCTCAAACATCATGGGTTCCTCTTTCGGAAACCTTCCTCAGATGCTTTCCATGAACCGCCGCATGAACACGATGGGCGCTGTAGCGCAGGGCGGCATCCAGGCGTTGTTTGGTCTTGCTGGCGGTGCTTTTGCGGGTATGCCTGACGTAGCAATGACCACGGCTCGCAGCACGGCTTATTACGACGCTGGAACTATTGCGGGTATGAGCCGTAATAGTCTTGCTACTGCTACCTTTGGCGCTATGCGAGGTGGCATTAGCGGTCTAGGTCAGGACGCTGTAACTGCTGGCATCCTTACTAGCATGGGTGTTAACCCTGCTGCTACAGGTATTAACCGTGGACAGTTTGCTAACCTGGCTACCTCTACCGCTAATGCGGCTAAGTATCTAAACATTTCTAACGCTGATGCTGCCTCAGCCCTTGGAGGATTAACCCAAGGAAAAACTTCAGGCAACCTGATGCGTAACTTCGGTATCTGGACTACAGACCCACGCACAGGTCGTCGTCTCAGCCCTACTGAGATTTTTGCTCAACTTGACCAGCGCATTACTGGTGGTCGCAAAATCTCTAGAGAAGCATTGCAAAACTCGTACCAGGGCGGAAACCTTGGTGCTGACCTTGCTGGTTCTGGTTTGGACCCAACTCAGCAGCGCCTAGCCTATCAATACATTCTTGACCGAACCAGTGGTAAGAACATGGACCTGGGCAACAAGAAGTTGATGGGCAGACTTATTGCTGAGAACAAGGCGGGAACCAACCCGCAGCAGGCGCTCTACGATGCAACAGGTTCTCAGACTGGCACTATGCAGGCAGCATCTGATGCTTACATTACTGGTATGCAAAAGGCTGCGGGTGTTATTGAGCAGTTTAATACTGCAATGCAAAACTTTCTTAAATCTCCTATGGGCAACATGATGGCGCAGGCTAACGCTGGTGTCAGCCTTGCGGGGAATGACCCTGCTACTGGGGGTCTATTGGGGGGTATTGGCAGCGCATTGGGCGGCCTCGGCGGCATCGGCGGTACGCTCGTGCAGAACGCCCTACTGGGTAGAACAATGCGTGGAATCATGGGCGGCGGTGGTTCTGGCGGAGGCGTAGGTAAAGGTGCGGGCAGACCTGGTGGACCACGTGCTGGCGGTAAGGTAACTCCTGCAGCAGGAGGTGCTCCTGGTCGTAGCGGTGTCGGTCGTGTAGGAAAGATGGCTGGAGGCGCTGCAGCCGCTGGAATCATCGGTGGATTAAACTTGGCAAATGACGCCATGAATGGTCAAGGTTGGGGAACTAAGCGGTTTAGTTCCGACTTGGGAAGCACTGTCGGTGGAATGGCTGGCGCTGCTTTAGGAACTTTGCTAGACCCGTTTACTTTCGGTATGGGAACGTTCATTGGTGGCTACGCTGGCTCTTGGCTTGGTGGTCAAGTAGGTGGAATGTTCGGTAGCGGTGGTGGGCAGTCACGAGTGGCTGGAAGTCGCACCAGTGACACTACTGGTGGAATCAAACTTATCCACCCTGTAGGAAACGCCAAGGTCACTACTTACTACGGTCAGACAGATAAACTGCACCCTAATGGTCACTACGCCATTGACTGGGGTGTAGGTATCGGCACTCCAGTTCTTGCTGCTGCAGCAGGAACAGTCATTGACGCTGGTGGTACAGCCGTAAACACTATGGGTACTAGCGACCGTAGTTATGGTCTCTATGTAGAAATCGACCACGGTGGTGGCTATAGCACTTGGTATGGTCACTTGTCTTCTATTGGTGTAAGCAAGGGAGCCACAGTAACTCAGGGTCAGACTATTGGTTTGTCTGGTAACACTGGTTACTCTACTGGTCCTCACCTTCACTTTGAACTTCGCAAGAATGGCAACAAGGTTGACCCTTCATCCGCATTGGGCGGAAACTATGCCTCGTCTGCTGGTACAGGTGGCGGTACTCCAGCGAATGTTGCTCTTATGACTGAAGGTAGCGGAGTGGGTCTTGCCACTGGCTCTGGCTCTCGTTCGGGGGCTGCAGGAGCCGCAGGAGCCGCTCAACTAGGCTACAGTCTTGGTGCTCAAAACATCGCAGGCATTACTATCCCTGGCTCATATAAAGGGGCTGCCACTACCTCCAACTTAACTATGTCCTCATCCAGCACCAGTTCAGTTATTGGTCATGGTATGAGTACCACGTCTGCTGGCGCATCAGTAGGTGGTGGACAGGGTGGCGATGCTCCTGCTCGTTCAGGTGGTAGTAGCAATACCTTTAACATCAACTTAAACATTTCTCAGGCATCGGAAGCAGAAGCAAGACGATTCGCCAAGTTAATCAGGGGTTACCTTGAAGAAGACAAACTAGTTTCTAGCATGGGAGTGCTCTAATGGCTACTAAGCAATGGACAGTACCTAATCCTATTCCACAAAATAAGCGCAGCAGTCACATTGACTATAGTGCGTTTGATATTGCGCTTAAGCAGTACAACGATGCCGCACTAGCGGTTCAGGCGGCTGATACTGTGCAGACTTCGTTTAAAGGACGGCTTATTCCATCTGCCGTGTATGAGATTAAACTCTATAACAATAAGTGGAACGTCAAGTTTAAGACTGCTGCTGGCGCTAATGCTGAGAACAAGACGGCACGATTCAAGGATTACCCTCACGATTCTTTGAATGAGTCGCATTACTTTGAGAATGTTTCTACAAAACTAAACGGTCTTCGTACAGCAGATATGACCGCCATTAGCACCCTTGAGTTGCAGTTTGATGAGACTGGGACAAATACTGTATGGCTCTACCCTAGTGGTAAAGGAATCATGTATTCTCACCAAGCATCTGGTCAGGGTAGAAAGGCTTGGGGAAACGTAGACTGGGCAAAACTAGTTAACGCCCCTACTACCCCTCAGCGGCAGGGGGGGTCTCTGCAAATCCTTGCGCCAGATATTCTAAAGAACATTCCTGGGTACTCCGACACGCTTTCAAGCGGGTACAACCCAGGCGCTGCGCTGGGGCTTAACCGTGGCGATGATGATGTCCAATACTGGTATAAGTGCTACCAGTTCTATCTAAACGCTCAGGCTAATCTTCAGAAGAAGAAGACTGCACTACAGGCAGCGCAGACTAAACTTCTGAAGGATTTGAAGAGCAGTAAGTTTATCAAAGATAAGAATCCGTTTGATAAACCAAATCTGACTGTTAATAACAATAACAACAATAACAACAACAATAACAACAACAATAACAACAACAATAACACTCCTAAGACTGGCACTGCTGATAATAAACTCATCTACAACATGCCTGGTGTGAAGGATTCTTACTTTACTCACACTGGCGTAGTATCACATAGAGCAGACTCTGGGGTAGATACAACTTCTATCGCTGGTATCAATCGGGCAATGAATGAGATATCTACCACAGCAACTTGGAAGTCGTATGCTGATGAGGTGCTGTTTGTTGGTGAGGGCAACAGACCTGCCAAGGTTGCTGAGGCAGCAGACTTGTGGGCTAAGGCTAAGGGTGGAAACTCTAAGGGAATGATTCAGAGTTTCATTAAGATTGGAAACCTGGCTACTGGCTCTAAGTGGTTCAACCCAGTTGACGTAATGGGTGTTAATAACTATAACAAGCATCGTTATGGTTTCCAGTTCCTGTATAACCCAAGCACCATTGAGATGCGCTATGCGGGGTCTCCATCGGTTGACCCTGGTCTTGCTGCGTCTGGAACTGACCCTGTTGCCCTTATTGGAGCCTCTGTCACCAGTAGCAGTATTAGTTTCCAGTTGCTCCTTAATCGCATGAACGACATGAAATACGCTCAGGGTATTCTAGACGGAAAGATTGACCCTAAGGAGATTTACCCTTGGGTACCTGATGGCAAGGTGGACCCTGACATTACTGCCACGGGGCAGGTCAGAAAAATCAAAGAGATGGGGACTATGTATGACGTAGAGTTCCTACTACAGACTTTGATTGGCTACCGCCTTAAGAGTCTTTTGCGTGGCGGTCTAACCGCAGATATTGGTTATCTAGGTGCCTATCCTGTAGAACTGCACCTCGGAAGTAACCTGCGTTACCTAGGGTTTATTGACTCATTTGATATCAGCCACACTATCTTTACTAAAGATATGATTCCTGTATTCACTAACCTGTCTATCACATTCAACCGTTTGCCTGAGTACCAGAACCAAACTTCTGACTGGGCATCTACGGGTGTTCTAGGAAAGGCTCCTAAGAAGTCATGATTTATACTGATAGCCGCTATGCTACTGGACGCATATTCAAAGCCCATGACTCTCGGACGGGGCTTTACCAGACGAGTGTTACTCGTATCTTCCCAACCAGTTCCGCTAACTACTACATCTATGTCTGGAAGGAAGGCGACCGCATCGACTTGGTGGCACACAAACTGTACGCTAATGCCGAGTACTGGTGGACAATCCTTGACTATAACCCAGAGATTGCTGACGCTCTAAACATCGCCCCTGGAACTGAACTTAGGGTTCCAGTTGTCTAATCTCTCTGCGGTTAAATACAGGAGAGGTACACATTACTCTCTTACATTTCCGACGTTGCCATCTATCTCAATGCAGCCACGTCGTGTAGAGATTCATCAGAAGCAGTATCAGCATGACGTTTTGATAATGGAGTTCTCAGTATCTAGTCCTCGCTGGTTTGCTCTTATGAGCACAGGCATCCCTGTCCAGTTCAACTGGTCCCAGGGTTCTTTGTCTAACTCCTGGGTTGGGTACGTATCTTTCATTACGAAGAATGTTTCTGGACAGATTAATGATGTTATGGAGGTACACTGCGTGGGGGCTACATTCCCTCTAAAGGAGCGTGCATCTAAAATCTTTACGAACACTACAGTGGTCAATGCCGTAAAGAGCATCGTTACGGACTTCGGATTCAAGTTCGTTGGAGAGGACAACGGCGTAATCTTTGACCAGTTAACTATGGCTGGGCACTCGTACTGGGAATGGATTGTTGAGCAGGCAAAACGTATTGGCTATGGAGTTCTGGTGGACAACATGACCTTCTACTTCCGCCCACTGGATAAACTAATCGACCAAAGCATTGGCAGCGTCGCCGTGCTGAGTACTCCAGGAAACCAGATGGGAATCAACAGCCAGTTCCTTGATAGAACTCTAGACTGGATGAAGATTCGTAATGGAGAGTATGTGGAGGATTCCACGGCTCTCCGCACTAACAAGGTTGTCTCTGGTGTTGACCCAATCACTAGTAAAACATTTAGTACTACTTCCTCCCCTAAAACAGTGGGACAGAACCTGCGTACTGATGTTAGTGACGTGTGGTTTACGGAGATACGTTCTGACCGTGTAAGTAACTCTTACTCAACTACTGCAGCATTGTCAGAGGGTGCGGCTCAACTGTCTCGAATGAACATGCCTGCCATGGTTAAGTGTCAGGGCGACCCACGTATCCGTCCTTATGCTCCTGTACTTATTGAGAATACTGGTCCTCTGACTGATGGTTTCTGGATTCCTAATCAGGTAAAGCACATGTTTGCTCGTCTTGGCGATTATCAAATCGAGATGAACGTGACTACTGATGGCACAGGGGTTAATGCGAGCACGGTCACCAGACAGGACCCTAGCGATGTTGTCGGAGTGGTAAACTTGACGGAGGCGCTGAATAACAACGGAGTAACTTCAGTTGTTGGTAAAAGTACTCAAGTAAGACTGGTGTCTTACACAACTATTCAGAAAGAAGATGGTCAGGGCTATGCCAGAACCCCTTCTCGCTGGGTCTACGCATCTAATGGAGGTAACTAATGCTGTCGTATAGCGAACAGGCGTTGTCTATTCCATTTCGTATCCTGCCTAATGGGTTGATAGACACCACTACTGACCAAAATAAGATTTGGGAAGATAGAGTCCTTTCTATTCTTGGCACTGGTGTGGGAGAAAGAGTCAGACAGCCTCCTATTGGCAGCGAAATCTACGACAATCTTTTCGATACAGCCGTTGGGGGCACGGTTGATGACGCTCGAGATGGCATAGAACGTGCTATTCAAAAGTCGTTTACGCTGTTCCTTCCGCTACTGACCTATCAGCGTACAGAGTTTACTTACGATGAGTACCAAAACACCTTGTCTGCAACAGTGTTCTATTCATTGCCAAATGAAACCACGGTTCAAACATCCATCGGCACTCTAGCCCTCAACGGCAATGCCCCGTCTAAGGAATCCTATGGCAACTAATAACAACATCCCTAACTCCGTTGATTACACAAGCAGGGATTTCTTCTCGCTAAGAGACGACCTGAAGCAGCGAGTGAGCGATAGCACTGGAGGTCGTTGGCAGGGCACAGACCCAGCAGACTTTGGTGTCGCCCTAGTAGAAGCCTTCGCTCACGTAGGTGATGTAACTAACTATTACATCGACCGTGTTGCTAATGAGGCGTACCTTGCTACGGCTACTCAGCGTCAGAATGTATTGAGTCTTGCGGCTATGTATGGCTATAAACCTGCAGGGTACAAGCAGGCATATCTTACTCTTACTTTCTCTAATCCAACTAGCGCAGATATCTCTGTACCTGCTGGCTCCGTATTCTCCGTTACCATTGTTAGCCAGACTGCTCAATCACAATCAATCATCGAAGAGATGTTCACTCTGACTGAAGACGTGATTGTTCCTGCGGCTGTAGGAAGCACAAAGGGTTCTGCGACTGGATTTGCCACTCATGGAAGACTGGCATCGTCGCTAGAAGCGAACCAGGCTAACCCCTCCGACTCTACCGATATCTCTGGAGAGTTGCTGGGAAGTTCAAATGGTTATGGTTCTCAAATCTTCACCTTGAAGTATCCGCAGGTTGTGGACGACACCGTTCAGGTATTTGTTAAAGTCGGAAATCAATATGTTCCATGGACTCAGGTCAATAACTTGGCGGAATATGGTCCTACAGATTCGGTGTATGCGGTGTACCTAGACGCAGACAACTATGTGCATGTCCTGTTCGGTGATGGAGTAACTGGTGCTATCCCTGTAAGTGGAGACCTAATCAAAGTCGATTACATTATCGGCGGAGGTCTAGAGGGAAACATTGATGGTGGACAAAAGTTTTATGCTGTTTATGTTCCCGTGGCTAGTGGTCAGACTCTCAGCGACATCGCAAGCATCGAAGTTAACACCGTATCTAACATGTCTGGATTCGGTGGCGATGACCCCGAGTCAATCAATAGCATCAGAGCAAACGCTACATCAGCACTGAAGGCGTCTGCTAGAGCAGTATCCCTAGATGACTTTAAGCAACTTGCCCTGAGTGTGTCTGGCGTGGGAAAGTCTGCATCCTATGCGACTTCTCCAAATGCAGTTAATGTCTATGTTTCTCCTTCGGTGTCTGATACTTCTAGCGATTACTTCCCTGGGTATAAGCCAGACAACTCTACTGTCCTAGATAGTTGGTACTTGCTTCAGTCAAACGTGCTTAACACTTTCTCGGGAAAAACTCAGATAGGATGCTCGGTTACGGTCCTTCCTCCTACGTATGTTCCTGTGGATATCGCAGTTGAGTACGTAAAGGACCCACAGTACACTGACGCTCAGGT